CGTGCAGACGACGCCCTTCTACTCCACGCTGAACTTCTACATCGGGGAAGGCACGGCCAAGGCGCGCGACGGCCACCTGCGCAGCCTCTTCCACCTCACGCGCATCAAGCACACCTTCGCCATCTACTACACGACCGCAGCGGGGGAAAAGCGCATCGACCGCCTCGCGGGCGAGATGGTCGACATGAGCTACGGCCTGCCGGGCGACGAGGCGCGGCGCGAGCGCGCGCGGCTCGCGCCGGAGAGCGAGCGCTACCTCGACTACCGGATCCTCGGCGCGGCCGGGGCGATGCGCAGCTACAGCACGCTCGGCTTCTTCGTCGACGCGCTCTACATGATCCACCACTCGGAGGAGGAGCCGCCCAAGGTCCCGAAGCTGCTCAAGCGGCAGGCCCGCTACGTCGGCTTCTACGTGGGCCTGCTCATGCAGCAGCTGACCCTAGAGGAGACCGTGCGCGAGCTCGACACGCTGGAATCCAAGCTCACGGGCGGGCGCGGGCGCCTCCGCCTGCCCGTGAGCGCCCTCGTGCACAAGTACGAGGCGTCGGTTTCGATCCAAGCCTTCCGGAACGGCTTCCTCCGGCACGTGCGCGCGTGGGCGCGCGCGCTGCGGCTCGCCCCGAATGTCTCCGACGCCGTCGACGACGTCCACCTGCACGGCATGCACCGCTTCCTTATCTCGCTCTCGACGACGTGAATGCTTCTGCAAAAAAAAATAGTCACATATATGTCATAATCGTGAACGAATGAGGGACGTGCTGATCTTCGGTGTCACAACACGTCAGCAGGAGCGAGAACAGAGAAATCAGGCGCAACAGGAGCAGAAGGATGGGGCGCAACAGGAGGATCAGGAGGGGCTGGTAATTCGGTCGGCACTACATAAATCACCGATAAGTTCTCCAAACGCTGGGGAAGTATCCTCGCCTCAGATCCCAGAAACTTCATACAGTGCGTTACGTCCCGCGCTGCAATTTGTAGGGCTTTCCGGTAACAAAAAACCCGCGACGCAATCTGAAGAGCATTCCGGTGACATAATCAGTCAACTGCTTTCAAATATTCCAAATATTCGTGCTACTCCTTTGAAGAGATTTGTTCACACACCAGAGGTGCAGTATCATCTCATAACACCTGAGGAGAGAGATACATATGCGCATAACGGAACGCCATTCACCGACTGGATGAAAGCACACGAAATGATGAAGATATATGTGTCACAAAACGCGTATGAAATTGATGATGACGACCCCCCAGTGCTTTTTAAATGTTTGCCTCGAAAGTATGTCATCGATTTCATGGCCCGCACCAAGAGTACAACAAACGCAAGAGAAATAACGGATATGTTCGTTCTTCAACAAAGCCCAGGGGCGTGCGTTCTTCTCTGTACTCTTCAGGTCGTATCATGGATACGACGGAACGAACGAGGGGCCAAGTTGCCTGGAGCCACCGCGGCGTACTGTAAGTTCCTGCTGCCGGAGGCATCAAGAGAGGAGATCTCGGATACGGATGTCAATGAAATCAAGGAATTCGTAGTCCAACATCAAAGAGAAAGGCCACCGTCCACGAGGACGACTACAGTTCTTGGTGGAGACAATATGCACTTCCATACAACGACACACCTGCTTCTTCCAATGGAAGCGAAAGGCAAAACAAGACAGATGCGAGAAGAGTATAGGAAATCTGATGCAGACATCACAGATCTAATATCGTTTACGGATTTCCTGGCAAAACTGAAAGATGGAGATTTCGGCTGCGTCCTGGTTGCATACAACGACTCCAGGCACGGCCTCTCGTTATTCGCAACAGGAGCGATCGTGCACGTCTTTGATTCGTGGAACCAAACACGTTCAGAGCTGAACCGGGATAAGGAAAATTTCGAGGAGGATTACGAGGGTCTGTGGGGAAAGGAATGTTTAAAGGCCAAGGTCTTCGAGCATTGTATTTACGCTGACGCTAAAAGAACGGATTTGTCTTAGTAGTGGCTGTCTTCGAGCGACTGCGGTGTGAAGAACGAGACGATCCTCTGCTCAGGCAGCATTTCCGAAGCCATGAAGGCTTCGGTGAGGATGGTCATCGCCACGCCGACGTCGTGGTAGAGCCGCTTCCGTTTCGCCGGGCTGAGGGTTTGTGCGGTTCTTGTGGCCTGCGTGGTGAGCTTGCCAAGGAGCGCTCGGTCGCTCGGCTGGCCGCGCAGGAGACGGTCGAGCGTCTCGAGCTTCTCCCGCCGCGGCAGGTGCCGGTCCTGTTTAAAGAGGTAGTCGAGGACAAAGTAGATGCCGGCGTGGCCCATGTTGAGCGTCGTGTCGGGAACGATGTTCGGAATGAGCGCGCGGAGCATCAGCGCTCGCAGCGAGAAAAACGGAAGCTTCACGCCCGAGTGCGGGAAGAAGTACATCTTGTGGTTGTACGGATCCGTGAGCCAATCGTGATACCGATCGTCTTCAATGACCAGCGTCAGCCGGAGAATGGTCGTATGTACGTGCGCCGACACGAGTTTGCCGCGCAGCGAGCCCGTGACGTAGACGGGCGTCCGTATGTTCACGACGTACTGGCGGTCCGTGTGGATGGCGCGCGCGATTTCGATGCGAAAGCGTGGGTGGGTCGGCGTCGCGCGAAGCGAGCAGCGCCACGTGTCCACTTCCTTGCCGTCGACGATCCGATTGTGACAGACGAGATCGCTGTTGTGCAGAGGATTGTACCAGCCCTTTGGACGGGCCTTGGCGACGGACACGTCGTTGACCCCGTCGTGCTGTTTGAGACGGGTTTTTAAGAGGTGGTCGAGGTTGTCCCATTCGAACTGCGCGTCGAGAACGTCGAGGAGGGGACGGAGGCGCTCGAAGAGCGCCTCCGTCGGCGCCTCGCGAGCCGGAAAAAGCAGCATGACGATTGGATCCTGCGACACGGTCCTGATCTTGTTGTAACGATTGAGAAGGCCTGAGGCGATGAGGCGGTTGACGGCCTGTTCGCGCACGGGCAGGCGTAGGCGGTCCATGTAGGTGAGGATCAGAGCCTTGTCCATCATGTAGGGATGGATGCGGGCCCCGTGAAAAAGCGCGTCGCTGTCGAGGCACAGGCGCGCCACCGCGCTCTCATTCGTGCGTAGGGTGTCGCGGAGGGATGTGGCCACAACGGCCTGCAACTTCGTTTTATCGAGTTTTAGCTCTTTGAAGACACGGTTTTCGGCGTCGCCGAAGCGCTGGTAGTCTCTGAACGCCATAGCACAACCGCCCCTTTTTTTTCTCTACCGGCCACTTGACAGAACCAGAGAGTAAAAAAAAAACCGGAGGGCAAAGAAAAACAAACCCCCACGACGCCTCACGCGCGCGCGGCCAGGAAGCGAACGGCAGGGGCGCAGGCCTCCTCGCTCCACGTGGCCCCCACGTCGGACAGATCCTCGCGCCACTCGACCGCGGTCTCCGTGTCGTCGGCGCCCACGATCGCCCGTGCCGCCACGTCCACGTACGGCGCCTTGACGACGTGCCGCGACCACCTGTTTGCTTCGCGCCGGGCGAGGCACAGGGGCCGCTCGTTGCAGAGCACGAAGAAGGTCACCGCGCTCGCCCCGTGGGAGTCGTTGCACGGGAGCTCGTACCGCGGCGTGAGCCAGTGCCGCTGCGTCTCGGTGGCCACCAGCTCCGACGGGTCGAGGCGCATCCAGTACACGCCGTGGCGCTCCGCGGGCGAGGCGCGGCCGAGCGAGTGGAGCGAGGCGGTGACGCGCGAGGCGGCGTAGAGCTCCGACGCGCCGCGCACCACCTCGCCGATGCGCCCGCTGCGGAGGGCGCGGTTGAGCGCGTCCGTGACCGCGTCCTGCGTGCAGAGCGCGTACTCGCCGGCGTGGAGGGGCAGCAGCACGCGCTGCGACTGCAGGTGCACCTGGCGATAGTCGTAGTAGGCGGGCGTGCCGACGTGCGGACCGTCGAAGAGGGCGCTGCAGCGCTCCCCGAGCCAGCTGTGCTCCGAGTTGGCGTCGTAGGTGCCAAGGAACACCGAGACGAAGCAGAGCCCCGGCGTCCTGTGGACCAGTTCGAGCGCGCCCTTGGGACGCCAGCTGTCGTAGAGCGTGGTGTTCGTGCGCCCTGTCGGGACCGACGCGAGCTCGGTCTCGCCCAGCCCCTCCTCCTTCGCGGCCCGGTGCGCGTCGACGAGCTTGAGCACCACGCACCGGATCAGCGCGCACGGCGTGAGTGCCGGCAGCGTCCGCTGCACGAGCGTGCGCATCCGCGCGGCGGTCTCCTCGACGGCGTCCTGCTCAAAGGACCGCAGGAAGAGGTCCACGAAGTTGTCGTCGTGCACGCCGTTCTGGGCGAGCACCAGCCGGGCGACGGCCGCCTCCGCCGTGGCGGCGCCGCCCGCGACGCGCTGCTTGATGTTCTTCAGCTTGAGCGCGGCCTCGATGCTCAGCGCCAGGCCCAGCACCGTCGGGAGGTGGAGCAGGACCGACTGCCACGCGCCGCTCATCAGTTTGCACATGGGAGCGAAGACGTCCGTGGCCTCGTCGCTGGGCACGTGGAGCGCCTCCGTCGACGCGGCGCCGATCCGGACGACCGCGCGCAGCTCGACGTCGGAGAGGCCCGAGACGCGGAGGGCCCGCATCGCCGAGAGGACGTCGCCGTACTCCGTGTACGTGTGGAAGAAGTGGAGCGCGCTCACGGCCCTGCGCACCTCGCCGTCGCGGAGCGAGAGCTTCTCCTTGATGTGCTCCCTCGCGTCGCGCAGGCGCTCGGCGTACTCGTCACTCTCGGCGAGCGCGTCGCGCTCGCCGTCCTCGTCCCCGTCCTCGTCCTCGTCGGTGATCACGGCGTCTTCGTCCTCCTCCTTCTGGCGCTTGCGTCCCTTCCCGTGCTCCTGCTCCTCGTCGTCGCTCTCGGCGTAGTTGCGGCGAAGCTGGCCTGCGAGACGCGACGACGAGCGCATGTATGTCTTTTTTTTGTTTTTGGTCCACCTCCCTACGCGTGTGCGTCACCCTCGTTGCTCCAAACTTTTTCGGATGGGTCGTGTCACGAGTCATGTATTCATGCCTACCGGCATCCAACATATCTCATGTTGGATGTTCACAACTCCCGTGGGGACGCGCCGTCGTCGACGCGCTTTATCCTGGCCCCTCGGCGCCATCTCGGCCAGTCATGATCAACGTTGGAGCCAACAAGGGTTACGCGGCGTTGGACTTTCTGCAGGCCTGGGGCGGGTGCGTGCCGACGCCGTCATCGTGGGCGAAAGTGTACGAGGAGTACGCAGAGCTGGTGGATTCCGGCTTCCTCAGGTGGGCTGCCTGCGGGATGTGCGGCGAATGCCGCGCACGGGTGCAGCCAGCGAGGAGCCGACACGCCTCGCCGGTCGTGCACGCGCTCGAGCTCATGCCGGAGACGCGAGCAGCCTTACGATACGCGATCAATAAAACTGGAACCGAGGCGCTCATCACCGTCTGGAGCCTCGCAGCAAGCAACGCGTCGGCGACCGTGCGTTTGCCACCGCGGAGGAGATACATTGGGTCCGAGTGGGCGAGCCTGCCCATGACGCCCGTCCCCAACACCGCCGCCTCCGACGAGTACGTCGACGTGACTACCATCGATGCCTTCCTCAGGACGATCGACGTCGACGCCGTGCAGCACCTGATGATCGACGTGGAGGGCCACGATGCTCTCGTACTCGAAGGAGCGCGCGAGACGCTCCAGGCGAAACGCGTGGAGGTCGTGAGCTTTGAATACTCGGGTCACGGGTACTGGAATGCCCGGGCCGCAGACCGGCGCACGCTCCGTGAGACGCAGCGGTGGTTGCTCGAGCTGGACTATCATTGTTTTCTCATCGGACGCCGCACGCTCTTTCCCATCTCCGGGGAGTGCTGGAACTCCTCCCTGGAGCGCCGCCGATGGTCCAACGTGGCGTGCGCCTCGTCGCCGCGCGCGGTGCGCGCTCTGGGCGCGCTGGCGCGCGCCCAGGGCGCGTAGGGAGAGTGACATGGCGGCTCTGCCACCAAAAAAAAATCGCTGCGACGGCGTGCCGCTTCTGGACGGACTCGCGCTGCGCACGATATCGGCGGTGGTGCACGCCGGCACCGACGAGCAGATGGCTTTGTGCATGTCGTGTCTCACTGTTCTCTTCCGATTCCTCTACGGCACCGAGTTTGTCAAGCTGCTGGGAATCGCGTCCGGCTACGGCGCCCTCCGCGACGCTCGCGCGCATCTATCCCGGTACGACTACGACGCGCCCCGCGTCTTCGCGGTGCTCCGGGTGTCGAGGGGTGGCAGGATGGAGCACGCAGACGTCATGCTCACGGCGCCGCCGCCGGCACTCCATGCCCCGCTCGAGACGCACCTGGAGGTCATCGACGTCCGACGCGCCCCTCTCGTTCGCTACTATCTCTGGCTCGCGTACCAGCTGTCCACGGGCTCGGATGCGTTCCGTCAGGTGTTCGTCGCCTGCGTCATGCCGTTGCTTCTGGACGCGGCCGACACGCGCTGCAAGTCTCCGCGACTGTACCGCCAGCCAATGCGTGAGGTGCGTGGGGAGCTTTGTTAAACGGCCCCGTCCGTCCGTCGTCCGGCACAGTCGGGTCCGAAGAGGCGGTCGCGCACGACCCGACGCGCCGCCGCCACCGTAAAGTGTCGGCGAGCGTACGCGCGCGCGGCCTCCCCGATGCGCGCCCTGGGGTGCGCGCGCAGCCACGCGATGCGCTCCTCGAGATTGGTCAGGCGGGGATCCACAGGCACGTAGTGGACCCACGGCCTCCAGGGCTCCTCAAAGTCGCTCGCCTCGAACCACGTGACGAGGCCGGGCCGCTCCGCGTACAGCAACGGGCGACCCGTGTGCATGAGGACGGGCACGCGCTGCGAGAAGCCCGCGCCGCGCACGTCCAGGAAGCAACTCCACTGCCGCGCCTGCGAGACGATGTCCATTCCCCGTCGGCCCCCCCCTGTGTCGGCGACCGTGAGCCCGTCGTAGGCGTTGCGGGCGAGCAGGTGGCGAACGGGCGTGAAGAGGCCCCTGGGCATCGCGCCGTCCGGCTGCGCGTCCGCCCCGGTCCTTCCCATCCACACGCACCCCGCCTCCGCCGGGCGCGCTACCTCGCCTAGCGCGCGGATCGTGGCCGTCAGGTTCGGAACGAGCCCTTCCTCGGGCCCGTCGGCGAACG